AAAAATCACTTCACTATCACCTTTCCATTCAATATATCCTACTGTTTGGTTGGTTTGTTGATCGCGTTTTTCGAATTTACTATCTTTTAATACTTTAATAGTATGTTCAGAAGAACCTAAAATTAAGTTCATACGTGAACAACCTTCAACCCATTCTGCAGGTGCAACTGTTGTTTCAATTCCTGCTGTACATCCAATATTATATTTTCCTACTGGTTGGAATTCATTTGGAACTGTAATCTGCATCCAAATTTCAGGTTGTGCTGGTAGTTGGGGTTGTTGTAGTAGATAATTTGCTAAAAATCCCCACTCTGGATTGTTTTTAATAAATCCAAATGGGGTGTTTCCCCATCGTTGAGGTAGGACTTTTACATCATACTTATCTAATTCAATAATCGCTTTAACGATATCGCGAGAACGTGCTCCATATCCTGAATATGTGTCGATAGGGCAGCTTATTACAAATGTTGGTTTACTCATAACTTTTAATATACAAATTCGTGATCAATTGTGTCTTCTTTAATTTCATTAACGTTGATTAGCTCATATTTTTCTCGCGGAGTCCACGTGTTAAATAATTTATCTATCGCGTAAATTGCTCTAACTCCCATATGCTCTGCGGTAAATCCTGCTTCGTTTACAGCCCAATGTCTTCCTGTTTTACCAAGGTCTTTTCTCATTTCTCTATCCATTGCATATACTTCGGATATACGAGCAGCTGCATCTTCAGCAGTACATCTATCATCCCAAATATAAGGTGTTTTAGGTGAACCTTGAATTGAGCGGTTTGTTGGATAAACCGGAAACGCCCATGAACCATGGTTTTTGTAACGGCCTGTGTGGTTTGAAGGAATTTTTGGTGATGGTGTAAACCAATTACCATGTTCATTTTCAAAACGCATTTGGTCTTGCATACCACCTGTTACATTTGCTATGATTACAGTTCCTGCTAAGATAGCTTCTGTTAACGACAATCCCCAACCTTCATTTGATGTCAATAAAATTTGAGCATCTGCTAAATTATAAAGTTGGTTTAATTGTTTGTTGTCTAACTTGTTTGTTGAAAAATAAATTGCTTTAGGATATTTTGGAAACAATACTTTTCTAACTGCTTCTAAATCTGTTCCATGATCACTTACAATTTCTGTATGCATTACCATAGCACATTTTTCTGCTTTTGCTTTCGGTAATGTATCTAAAAATAATCTAAAAGCTAACATTGTATCCGGAATTTGTTTACGTCTAATGTTTCTTGAATTAAAAAACACTATAAAATCCTTTTCATCGTTTCCAAAAATTTGTTTTTTAAACGCTTCAAGTTCTTTCAATTCATCCTCTTTTTCAATCGGATAATACATTTCATGGTTTAATCCATGAGGAACATACTCAATTACCTTGTTTTTAGCTTTTTCACCTAAAACAAGCTCGTTAATTAATTTTGTTTGTTTTGAAATTGCTAACAACGCATCACACGACTCGTAAAATGCTTTGTTATACAACGGTGCCGGATAATCATCCCAGATGTTCAAATAAATGATTGGCATTTCTTGTCTAATCTCATTTTCAATCATAAACAACCATTCAAAATACCTTGGATCGGTAATTAACATGATTGCATCTGGTTTTTCAATTTGAATCAACTGACGGATCAAATCTGGGTTTCCATAACCATCAACAGGATATAAAAAAACAGAAGCATCTGTTAAACCTGTGTTTGTGTTGGTATCTGCTGAAATGTCGAATCGTTTTCCTTTTTCTGGATGGTTTATTGCTCCTGCAATATTTACCCAATTGAAATGTTGGGATGTGTTTAAAACTAATTCGCGTGCCACTGTTGCTACACCGGAGTGTACTCGAATGTCATCACAAATTAGCATGATTTTTTTCCGCTCGTTTTGCGGTAAGTAATTAAAACTTGAATTCATGTAACTTTGATTTTTATTTGCTTTAAATTTATAACTCTATTCTTCGGTTTCCAAGCTTAAATCGCTATGGTTATGGATTTTTTTTCTAAATTCTTCGTCTGTTAAATATAGGTGGATTGCTCTTTCACTTAATTTTTGAAACGAAAATTTACGTTTAATGCATTCGATTTTGAAATTTTCAAATAGGTCTGTGTCTAGTTTGACGCTCGTTAATACTTGTTTTTTATCACTCATATGTTTTTAATTTAATATTGTACGATATATACATATGTAGGGATGTCAATAGGTCGCAGAGCACAAATAAGTTTTATAAAATGGACACCACTTACAATTATCATTTACTTTTGGTTGGTGTTCCACTTGTTTGTAACCATTGCGATCAAATGCTTGTTCTATAAACTCTTCAATTGATTTGGTGACTTTGTTTAGTTTTACTTTACCCGACGCGGGTTTGAACCATTGTACGCGTTTGATTGTGAATTGTTCACTTTCAAATATCTTGCGTTTTACAATCATGAACTCTACTTCTACATTTTCTATTGGTACGTTATATAGTTCCGAATAGTATTTTTTGTATAGAATAAGTTGAAATTGCTTTTGTTCGTTTGATTTTTCTTTTTTACTCCAACCTTGTCTACTTGTTTTGATGTCTATAATTTTAAATGTGTTTGTTGGTTCATGGTATAGAACAACATCTAAAAACCCTTGAAACATTATGTTTTGGAGTTTGGAGTTTGGAGTTAGTATAATAGGTACTTCACACCCAACTAAATACCATCCTCGTTTGCCGAAATGTTTACCTTTTTCTTTTGCTATTTCTCTTATAATCTCTACTCCATCTTCATAGAACTCTCTAAGTTCATCTGGGGAAACAAAGTGTTGGTTGTTGTTTGAGTGGTATTGTTTTTTGTATTCGTTGCGGAGTTTTTCTTCTAGCATTTCAGCAGTGTTAAGGCGGTCTGCTGCTGCTCCGCTTTGTTCGTACATTACTGTAAGGTAATGTTGGAGCACTTCGTGTAATGCGGTTCCAAAAACTGTGTGGATAGAAGAAGTGAATTGTTTGTGTCCTTCTTTATATTGTAGTGACCATTTTTTAGGGCACTCATTGAACATAGACATTTGGGAATATGAAATGGATTTTTGTGTTGCGTAATCAATTTCGGGTAAAACCTTAGTTTTTATCTCCTTTAGTATAGAAGGTAACTTTTTTTTCATTACCTAAAGATAAAAAAAAGCCTGCTGGTAGGCAAGCTTTTCTATATGGGGTTGATTTTACTTTAAATTTGGCTTAGGATATTTTTAGCATCTTGAGAAGTCATGTAATGAGAGATACTAGATCCATCTTCAACTCCTATTTTTTCTCCATTTGCTACTTGATCTATTTGTCTTTTTTCAACAGCAAAACTATATCCTTCTTCATCTAAATATGGGTCTTCAGGATCAGCAAATATTACCCATTCACCTTGATGATCAGTTTCAGATCCTAATACCTTTAATGAATCCCAATCTTGATTAATATCAAATGAACTTGGGTCATTATCATCTTCATCCTCATTTAACATAGCTTTGTATTGGCCTTCTGTGATAATACCAGCCAACATTTGCATACGGAGTTGTTCTTTTTTCATTTTATTTTTATTTTTATTTAATGATCCCTGCCCTTACTTGCCATGCTCTAATTTCTTCAATGTCTTCAGGAGAACCAACAATCATGTTATAGTCATTCATAGTCAATACTTTTCCTGAAAGTGCTAAACCGATTGCGTTTTCTGCTACGTTGTGTAGGTCCATATCGGTTTGAGCATCTTCTCTAGCGTATTCGAGTAAACGAATGAATAGAGGGACGTCTAATGTGATTGTGTCTCTTTGGTTCATACGTCTTTACCAGTTTCTTCTCTGTATTGTGCTTTTAAGGCTTCGCGAGATGATTTAAGTTTTTCAATAGTTCCTTTTATTTTTTCAGTTAATTCAGGAGAAAGTAAACCTTCTTCTTCATATTTGATAAGGTCTTTTTCTGCATCTGCTATAAGAGCTGAAAGGACTCCTACTCTATATTTGGTCATATATCCAGGTCCTCCTTCTAAAGGATTAGCTTCATATACTTGAGCAGCATCTGTTTCTTCATGTGATGGTGCTTCAGGCATATCGTCTTTATTTTCTTTTATTTGAGCTACTCGTCCAATTGCAGCAATGGCATCTTCTTTACTCATTCCTGTCATGTAAACTAACTTGTCAACTGCTGCTTCAAATGCTGCTATTTCTTCTTTAGTAGGAGATTCATCTTCATATAAAGATAGTTCTTTACCTTCTTCCAACCCATCACTTAATACTTTAGCTAAACCAATTAAAGCACCACCAACACCAAATGTAAGTCCAACTCCAGTTAAAAAAGGAGAGGATGGATTTAGAGCATGTCCTATAGCAACACTAAGTAAAGGAACAGCATTTTGTGCTACAAGTGCTTGCCCTAAAACTTTAGTAATTTTAGGTATTTTTTGTTTAGCATCTTCCCATTTAATTTCATTTAATACGGATCCAATTTTATCTTCAATTTTATTAGCAACAGTTTCAATAGATGAATTAGCAGTTATACCCATTTTAGCTAAATTCCCTAAAATCTCTTTTTTTTCTTCAGCTGAAAGTTTATTTATGATTGCTTCAACTTCTGGGTCTGTTTCTACTTTATCTTCTACTTTTTCAGCAGCTGCTACAGCTTGAGAGTCTTCAACTTCATTCAAACCATATTTTTGACCTAAGAAATGTTCAAATGCATCTTCGTAAACTGCTTTAGTACGAGGTGGGATTTGGTTAATTGCTCCAATTCCTACAATTCCACCTGCAACGTAGTGCTCATTTAAAGATTTTTTTATAACATTAGGATACATTGTTTCAAGTTCCCTCGATAAGGTTTGATACATTAGGGCATATTCACCAATATGAGGATCATGTGGATCAATTCCTTTTGATTGTTTAATATATTCATTATAAAGTGCTAGAGCTTGTTCATCTGTTAAATCATCTAATTCACTTTTTGCCTTTTCAGGTTCTATAGGTTTTTCTTTTTTTCTAACCTTATCTATAAGATTTTTGAAAAAATTTTCTTGTAATTTTGCTTTATATTCGCTTTCTGTGATTACACCTGAAAGCATTTGCATACGTAAAGTTTCTTTATCCATTTGATATTTTATTATAAATATTATAGTCCTTTTGCTTCTACGATTTTTTTCAATTTTTCTAAATATAAAATAGCATCCATGTGTTCTTGTTTAGCGTGTTCGATCCATTCTAAAACGCTTAAATCTTCACGGTCTAAATCAACTCCATATTTTGTTTTACCAAATGTGGCTCTTGAAACAAACTGGTCAATAACTGAATCAACAATTGAGTCTGTTTGAAGGATGTGTCTATAATTTTTAGTAATTGTTCTTTGGGAATTGTCGTTGTCCATTATTTTAATAACTTTTCTATTTCTTTATCTTCTATTCCCATTTTATATAAAACTGATCGTACACCACTTTCACGTAAAATGTCAATATATTCTTCAGCTTCGCCTAAACTGCATTCAAAATGTTTTGCTACGTACTCTACCAAAGTAGCAGGCTGTCTCTTTGTTCTTGACTTAACGTACTTCAAGAACGTTTTAGTTTTTGGGATCATCTCTCTATAAATTGTATATGTTTGTTGCTTGCTCTCGTATGGTAGAGTTTGAACAAAATTAGCTAGTTCAACATAACGTACATCCATTGATAAATATCTATGAGTCATATAGGAGTTCCATTTCTCCCATGATTCTTCCGAAATATTTTCAATAGGAGTTTTATAGAGGGTGATTTCATTTAACCACCCCCATAAATCTTTTATCTGTTTTTTAGGCATCTAAAGTAATATCTTTGTATTCGTCACGAAGATCTGGTGGAAGTGAATCAGGTAGGATTTTCTTGCTTTCCATGTCATAGAAAACTGGGATTGGAATGAGCGAATCCTCTTCAGCTCCGATTAAAAATTTAGAGATTTTACGGACAATGATTGCTTGTCCAAATAAATGACCACCATCAAAGCCAGTTACAGCTGTTGTGTTTTTGAAGTCAATGTTCAACCTTGGTTGTTCTTGCATTTTATTTGTTTTTATTGGTTACTTTTTCTTTTCTATATTCGTAAAAATCGTGGATAAACCCTGCTGCTACAATTATGTTCATTCCAAATGACATTAGTAGTTCATGTAAATCAGCATAAATGGATGTCATCAAGTGGATATGTCCTACTGTCCAAAAAGGTACGGACAAATTACTTGATACCCACGAAAGAGTGTATTTTAGGAAATGTTTCATAATACTTAAATATACTAACTATTCTTTAAATCTCCAAAAATAACCACCTATTCTATACCCTTTTTTAATTCCTTTACTAACTGTGCCTTTTGCAATATTTAAATCTTTTTCTGCTTCTATCTGGGAAGTATATTCTTTAATTATATTTCTATTATAGTCCATGCATATAACTGGTTTGTAGTTGGATGTATGGGGTTTTCCTTTTAATGGACTAATTTTTCCTTTTCGTTGTTTTGAAAGTTTTTCCCCAAATCCTGATGGTTTGGGTTTTCCTTTATTTGAATTTCCTAAATTTTTTCCATGTTCTTTTAATTGGAGGCTATTTTTCCAGTACTCTGGTTTTGATTTACCTTTGTTCGATTTGCTAATTTTCTCTCCTCTATTTTGGTATGCCTCAGTTTTAGTAAATTTATCTGTTCTTCCATAACTCTTATTGGTTTTATTGTAAAATAGTGGGTTTAAAGCAGCATCAAAATATTCTAACCAATATATTTCTCTTTGATTTAGTTCTTCTATAGATAAACAATTCTCCAAAATTTCTTTTTTAAAATTATTTCTTCCATATTTTTTAATATCTCTGTTAAGATCTGTTCCACCTCCCAAATATGATTTAAGATTATTTCTATCTTTACCTATGTATTTTCTTCCATTAATAGTGTTAGTTGTCAAATAAATTACCATTTTATTATAAATATTCAATCAGTGTTTGTTATTAGCTGTCTAAATATTACTTTTATATGACGTTTTTATGATTTTAATTCAATGATCTTAGCTATACAAGAAGCTATATTAATTTCTTTATCAATTCGGAAATTTGCTTGGTAAAGGTGTTCGTTTAAAATAACAGCTACAGAACCTTCTCGCCCAGGAATATATTTTGAAGCATAGTCAAATAAATTTCGGTACAATTCTTCAAAATCTTTCGTATTTGAATCAATAATTGTCTGACGGATTTTTGTAAAGTTAGGTTTAATTTGGGCTAGTTCTTTCAATACTTCTTTGAT